TTTAAAGAAAATGCCAGTCAAACTGTAAAAGGTCAAATAAAGGTTGACGGCTCTGATAATATGATATTTAGAACTGGGCCATCAACTGATGCACTCACAATCACCTCTGGCAATGCGGCTACTTTTTCTGGCAATGTTGGTATTGGAGTCGCTCCTACAGAAACATTATCAATTTTTGGAGGTGTTGGAAGTCCAGCTACTTCTGGAACTAGTACTAATGGAAACCTTGCTATTGAATCATCACATGGGAACAGTCTTTACATAGGTTCATATTCTGGAAGTCCTTTTGGTGTATGGTTGCAGACTGCTAATTATACTAATCAAGCAATAACATATCCATTAATTTTAAATCCAAATGGAGGCGATGTCGGAATTGGAACTACATCCCCTAATGTAAGGCTCGGACAGAAACTTGATATATCAACAAGTGCTAATTATGGAGGGATGTCGATTAATTCATTTAGTACAACAGATGGACATGCCCCCACTATTGATTTTAACAAAAGTGGAAATGCAACCATTGGTTCGCATACTGTTGTTGCTGATGGTGAAGGACTTGGTAATATATTTTTTCGTGGTTCGGATGGAGATTCTTACGAAAATGCGGTTGCAATTAGAGCCTTTGTAGATGGGACACCCGGCTCAAGCGATATGCCCGGTAGATTAGAGTTTCATACTTCAGCTGATGGTAGTGCTACGGCATTAGTAAGAATGATTATTGATGGCAACTCCCGAATCTCACTATCTAATAATAGCGGTAGCGGTACAAACAATACGCTTTTTGGATACCTGTCTGGTAATGATATAGCGTCTGGTGGAAATTACAACTCATTTTATGGACACCTTGCTGGAACTGAAATAACCACAGGCGAAAAAAATACAATGCTTGGAGCATTTGCTGGTTATACATCTTTATTGCCTGACAAGTGTGTTTTAGTTGGATACAATGCTGGTGGTAGTGGTGTAATGACTGCTGGTGCTGATGGCACTGTCGCAGTAGGAATGAATGCTTTAAGTGCATTGACATCTGCGACTAAAAACACGGCAGTCGGATTTGAGGCGTTAACGGCTAATACAATTGGTCACGAAAATACAGCATTTGGGTACAATGCCTTAATGACAAATGTAGATGGAGATAGTAATACTGCAATCGGTGGCGACTCATTAAAAATTTATGAACCTGCTGATGGAGTTGGTCAGAATACTGCTTTAGGTTTTCAATCTGGCGATGCTCTTGTAACAGGAAGTGCAAACACTTTAATTGGTTTTCGAGCTGACACAGATGATAATGCTGGAGTAAATCAAACAGTAATTGGTTCTACTGCACAAGGACAAGCTGATAACTCAGTAACACTTGGTAACGCAGATGTAACTGCTGTTTATATGGCACAAGACAGTGGTGCTACAGTTCATTGTGCTGGTATAAAATTTGATGCAAGTGGTGAAGTGCTTGGAGATTATGAGGAAGGCGAACACACTACCGCTATAACTGGTGCAACAAGTGGAAGCTGGGTATTGGATTCGGCTCAAAATAAACTTTCATACACAAAAATTGGAAGAATGGTTACTGTACAAGGTAAGTTTGAAACTGACAGCGGTTCTGGTGCTGGTAGTTTAAAAATTAGTTTACCATTTGCGGCCGCTGATTTATCAGTTGGTTCGGCTATTAGCGTGGGTTCAATCACTATCAATAGATATGGTTCTACCTCAATACCTAGACAAATAACACCTATAATTTTTGAAGGAAATGATTTTGTAAATGTGCAGATTCACAGTACAGATGGAACCTCGAATGAAAGTTATTTACAAGCGAATGACATAGATGCTATTTTTGAAGGACAACTAACTATAACATACATTGCGGCTTAATTGGATAATTAAGTGGAACTAACAAGGAGTAAATAATGGCTTTAACAAAACAATCTAAAGATGATTACGAAATAAGAGGTGAGTACAAGTTCATACAAGTACGAACCAAAACCTCTATAATGGAAGATGGTAAGGAACTATCTTATTCATATGATAGAAGAGTATTAACACCAGATGCTGATGTAAGTGGTGAATCTGATGAATTAAAAGCAATGGCTAGTGCATTATGGACAGATGATATTAAGAAAGCGTATGAAGATAGTAAGAAAGATTAATTAACTAACACAAGGAAACAACATGGCTAAAAAAGAAAAACAACCGCCAGTTATTCTAACTCTTAATGACGTTGAGTACGATGTCAATGAGGACTTTAATGACGAGCAAAAGCAGATGTATCTACATTTGAAGAATATCGATGATAAGATTAATAGTAACAACTTCATCCAACAGCAACTCGCTGTAAGCAAAGATGGATTTGTAAGGATGCTTGAAGAGTCATTAGCAAAGTCAGATGATGTAGAGGTTGAAGTAGAGTAATGCTTATAAGGAAAAGTTCTCAGGGTCATTATTTGCGCCTTTACAGGAATACAACTCCCGGTGCTAAAAGAACAAAGACTTACCCAGATGGTACGACTGAGACCCTGACTTATCCTTCAAGATATACATACTTTTTAGTATTAGATGGAGAAGTTATTCAACGAAGTAATAGTTGGGCAACTATTGAACAAGCATATGTAGATAAATGTGAATCTAAACATGGTGGAGGAACTGGTAGAATGATTGTAGGTAAACATAAATTAGAAAATAATGTAATAAAAACATTATGAACAATATAATTAAAAAAGTAAAAAATGGAGGTTTTAAAGTTGTTAGTACGAGTTATGGGAATCCTATTATGTATAAATATAATATCGGGATGCAGTCAAGGTTGGAAGGTAGGAGGGATACAACTCACACCACAGGATACAGTTACAAATACAGTTTTTATAGAGATAATGGATGCTGATTCAAATATACATTATTATCATGGAAGATTGTATACTGAATCTAATTGGTGTTGGAAGCATAATCAATTTGAAGATGTGGTGAAATGAGTGAAAAACCTAATACCGCCAGAAGTTACAGGACTACTATTCTTGATGATAACGCCATTGTTAGTATTAATCTTAAATGGCTTGCTCAAGGGTGTGTTCTCGTTGCCATTTTGGTATATGGTTATTGGCAAATTGAAAGTAGAATACAATCGTTGGAAAATCAAGTGGCTACTGCGGATGGGCAAATTGAAGATTTACTTAGTAAACACATTGTTGAAGAAAGGTTTCAAAGACAAGAATTAGCTGAAAAAGTAGCTTTCTATGAAAAAGAATTAAACCTAAACCCATTTAGTTGGGGTAAGAAAAAGCGGAAATAGTTATGGATTTTATGGCAGTATATGGCGAAGCTGGAATGATTGGAGTTGTTGGCGTAATGTTTGTTTATTTAGTTATGTCATTATCTAAAAAGTCTGAATCACAACAACAAGCATTAGAAAATTTAAAAATAGAAAACAAAGGGCAATCAGAAACGTTAGAAAATATGGAAGGTATGATTATAAAATTAATTAGTAGATGGAATACATCAGATGATAAATTAGATAGAAAGTTTGATGCTATGACAAAAGAAATAAACGACCTTGATAATCAAATATCAGAAGTTAAAGGTTCTCTTAGTAGAATAAATGGAAGGCACTAATGCACACATTAATGGATATATATAATTCTAAATACAAACAAAAAGAACAAGAATCATCACAATCTATGGTAGTTCACGTTCCACAGATAACTTCTTTATTAAAACATCTTGATTTATTATATTCTGTTGTATTAAAAAATCAAATGCAAGAGCAATCAGATGAACAAACAATTCAATATTATAATTCTGGCCAAGGTTCTAAATCACAAGCAGATAGTGTAAACTAATGGACAATAAAGACATATATCAAGTATTAGTAAAACATGACGAAAGATTAAAAAATATATATTCTTCTTTAGGCAGAATTGAAAAACATTTAGACAAGTTAAATGGTAGAGTTACAAGTAATGAAAAAGACATTGCTAAGTTGCAAGTATGGGGTGGTGTAGCACTTGTTACTTTTCCAGTAATCGTAAACACAATAATGAGGTTAATATAATGTTAATGAAAATGATAGCAGACGAACTATTGTCTGACAAAACAGGAGAAGAGATAATTGATGAAATCAACAAAGCAGTTGATATTCCTATCATCTCTGAGAAAACAGAAAAAGCTATTCTTGAAGCACTTTGGAAAATAATCAAAGGTGTATTACTCAAGAAGATTGGTGTATAATGCCAACTGCTAAAAAACAAACAAAGAAAGAACCTTCCGCAACAGAAAAACATATTGAGTTTATCTATAACGAATTAGAAGAATTAAGAGATAAACTTGAAAAAGTTTTAGTAAGAATGGGGTTATAGTATGGCTATAAAAAAAATGTTATCATCAGCTAAGTGTAGACTTCAAGGAAAGTCTTATGATTCAACTGCTGACAAATGTATTGATAAAGTAAAAAAGAAAAAACAATCTAAAGAAGCTTCTATGTCTCCAGAAGAATTTACTAAATATAGATTAAATAGGATGAAGAAAGGAACTCTTTCTACTAAACCAGAGGGAATGTAATGTCAAAAGGTAATATGCCAGCAAGAAATAAAAAGAACTTTCGTTCTACCAAATCTGGAGCGGGAATGACTCGTTCTGGTGTAGCTGCATATAGAAGAATGAATCCCGGTTCTAAATTAAAAACCGCTGTAACAGGAAAGGTGAAGCCTGGTAGCAAACCTGCAAAAAGAAGAAAGTCTTATTGTAGTAGGTCTGCAGGTCAAATGAGGATGCATGGTATTAATTGCTCTAAAACACCTGATAAAAGAATCTGTGCAGCTAGAAGAAGATGGAAGTGTTAAATGTCTAAGAAAGATGCGTGTTATCACAAAGTAAAAGCAAGATACAAAGTATGGCCTTCAGCTTATGCTTCTGGAGCATTAGTTAAATGTCGTAAAGTAGGAGCTGCTAATTGGGGTAACTCAAGTAAAAAGAAAAAAAAGTAATGGCCAAAGAAGGTTTAAAAAAATGGTTTTCAAGAAATAAGGGCAAAGGCTGGGTTGATTGCAAAACAGGAAAACCCTGTGGGAGACGTAAAGGTGAAAGGAGAAAGGGATACCCAGCCTGTAGGCCTACAATGTCACAATGTACATCAGCAATGAAAAAGAAAACAAGTAGTAAAAGGATTAGTTGGAAATAATGGCAGACGTAATAGGATTATCAGATGTAGCAGCTCCAGATACAGGAAGGGGTGGTTCAACAAAATTAAAAACTGGTGGTATGAGAAGGAAGTACAATATGAAAGGTAAAATGAAATGTAAAGTAGGTCAAGTCTACGATATGAAACTTAAAAGATGTGTAACAAAAAAAGCAGACCTTAACAAAGATGGTAAACTATCTGGTTACGAAAGTAAAAGGTCATCTGCAATTCAAAAATCAATGAAAGGAAAATAAAATGCCAAGTCGAATGAAATGTAAAACAATGGTAGGACCGGGAAAAAAATACAAGAGTATGGAAGATTGTATGAGTTATGGTGGAAAGAAAATGGGCAAAACTCAAAAAGCTGGAACATCTTCAAAATCAGAACAAGATATGGTAGGAACTGCTGTTGGTAAATCTCAAAATGTTAGAATGAAAAATCGTCTTAAAAAACAATCAATGTCAACTGGTTATTAATGGGCAAGAAAATAAACATAGACCTTTTTTCTAATGATGTAGGATTTGGGGATACAGTAAGTAGAGCAATTAATACAGTCACTAGAGGCAAAGTAAAGGAGTGTGGAGGATGCAAAAAGCGAAAAGATATATTGAACAAGATGATTCCTTACAGGAATTTAACGAATCGGAAGTAAGTATAAGAAACGGAGGAGCCATAAGAGGTTCTGAAGGCGGTCTTAGACTAGATGTATTTGACCATGATGCAAACTCTGAAATAGATTTTTCGGAAGACGATTGTTCACTTTGTGAATTACCTGAGAATGCTCAAAGATTAATTATAGAAGATATAGAGTACGAAGAATCCAATGCCTAAACAAACTCTTAAGATTGAAGGGTTTCATGGTGGATTAAATACTAATGCAGACCCTAGAGACATACAAGACATCCAATCTCCAAATTTACAAGATGTTAAAATAAGTAAATTAGGCAGAACTTCTACATTGGGTGGAAGTGGAACTGCAAGTGGAACATCCAATTCTGCAAATCTTTTAAACAACAAAGGATTGTTTGTAATGGATGCAGATAGGAGTATTGATAATAGCGAATCAAATACTACTTTATACATTCTTTATGATAACAATACTGAAAATTACAATGTGTTTGATACGGAAGATGGAACAAATGGAACTTGGCATGCAAATGAAATAACTAATGTTAATAGTAGTAACCCTGTGTTTTTTAACGCAGATGGAATACTTAGAATAACAGATGGAACTTTAGGCAATTCCAGTAAAAATTCATGGTATGGATATATATCTGATAGAAAGTTTCAATCATTAAATGCTGATTCTTTAGATATAGATGATTGGATTGATACTGATAAAAGAATACTGAAACCTAGTGTCGGTAATGGTGTATGTTTAATATCTACCCCAAAAATAGGTTCGGATGGAAATACAGTTAATTCTACAAACGCTGAATATGATGGAGACATAGCAGATACTGGAAATAGTGGAGATGTAGTTCGTTATGATAATGTTAATTTAAGAGTAGGCATACAGCATACTATTTTAACTGTTAGTACCTTTGCAGCTGATTGGAATAGAAATTCTGGTAGTCCTTTTAATGCTGTTTCATCTACTGATGTTGCAGAAACAATTATTCATCCACTTTTTGGAAATACTGTTGCAGTAACAGGAGATACTGGTTATTACAATAGAATAAGTTTATTTGATACTGATAGCGGTACTACTTTTGAACTTCAACTTGGAGAAGAAGAATCTATTGGAATTGGAGTTCGAGTACCTTTATCTGATAATAATGGTACTAATTTAGAATATATTCAAGTTGATATAGGAGACTCCACAAACAATCCAAGTGCAATTCAATGGAAGTTTTACAGAGATGAATTAAGTGATAATTTAGAATGGAACTTGCTTGTTTGTAGCAGAAATAATGTTTCTTTTATGGCTGCTAATGCAGACTTTGATGCTACGCATGATAATATAAGTATTTCAGCTTATCAAGCAACTAATGAAACTTCAAATCATAGTCCAGATTGGTATATTAGTGGCCCAGTTATAATGCAAAATCCATCATTAGAGGGCTTTCAGCCTGGAAGATATAGTTTTCATAATACCTATTTATATGACGATTCAAAACAAGAATCACTTCCAACGGAATTTCTTGCTAAAGGGTCTACAGTTGATAAAGAAAGAATAAATATTATTGGAGCTCCTGTTCTTTTTAATTTTGATTCTTACATTATACCTTATGAAATATATGACTGCACAACAACTGTTGCTAGCCATAGAATAAATGATACTAGCCATGGACTAACTGCTGGTACTCCTATAAAATTTAATGGTATATCTGGTACTACTTTTTCTTCGGGTACTCCTAATACTGATACATTTTTTGTTTCTGCTGAAAGTTTAAACGCAGATAATTTTAGATTGTCAACTTCTTTTGCTAATGCAATAGCTGGAACAAGTATAACTTTTAGTAATTCAGATGATGCAAGTGTTACTTATGAAGTCTATGCTTTTAATAAAAGAATTGTTGGTTCTAGATTGTATTATAAATTAGAAACAAATGATAATTACTTTCTAATAGGTGAATTAGATTTTGTCAACAAAGGTTTTAAATGGTTTCCAGAATCTGATACAGTAGAATATGATATGGTTAATAGTAGTCATCCTTCTGGTGTATTAAGAAGTTCTGCTTTATTAAAAGGAATATCTCCAACTTCTGCTAATTTATTAGATACTTTTCAATCAATAAATGGACACAGTACAGAAGCAACAAGTTTAGAAGCTATGTACAAAACAGCAGTAGTTCATGGAAGAAGAGTTTATGTTGGTAATATAAAACAAGATGGTGAATTACACTCAGATAGAATGTTAAAAAGTAAAATTAATAAATTTGATACGTTCCCCTCTGGTATGGGAGTTGTTGATGTAGCAATAAGAGATGGTGAAAGTATTGTAAAGTTAGAGGCATTTTCAGATAGGATACTTCAGTTTAAACAAAAAAGTCTTTACATAATAAATGTTTCTGAAAATGTAGATTTTTTAGAAGATGTATATAGAAACAAGGGTTGTGAGTTTGATTACCATGTATCAAAAACAGATTATGGAATAACATGGTTTAATAAGTTTGGAGTATATTTATTTGATGGTAAAAATGTTACAAATCTTTTAGAGAAAGATAGCATACGATTAATAAGTGAGTCTGATTGGGAAACATTCGTAACAGCTACTATGGCAGATATGTCCAAATGTCATATAGCATACATACCAAAACGAAGACAAATATTAGTCAACAATGCAGATGATGATATTTTTCTTTATGATTTAGTTTTAAGAGCGTGGACAAAAGGAATAGATAAAACTACTTATACTACTGCAAGAACAAACTTCGCATTAGACTCAGACCAAGATTTATTTTATATACAGGGAACTCAATCTCAATTAAAAATATGGAGTTCTAGTTCTGAATCAACTGATAAATTTATTTACGAAACAAAAGATATTGATTTTGGACAACCTTCTGTAAGAAAGAAAATATATAAAGTATATATGTCATATAAAGGAAATGCTTCTAATGTTCAAGTTCACTATGGAGTAAATGGTCTTTCTCCTTCATTGACTTTTAATAACATATCAAGTGGAACAAATGGTTCAAGCACAGGTAGTGGTTCTTCTCCTAATTGTATAGCATACGATGCTGGAACTACCGATTGGTTAAATGCTGAATTGAAACCTAGCGCACCTGTTAATAATATCAATAGTTTTAGATTAAAGATAAGCGCAGATGGTACAAATTCTATTTCTTCTGATTTTGAGATAAACGATATAACTATTGTATATAGATTAAAGAATATAAAATAATGCCTTTAACAAGAGAAGAAAGAAAACTATTACATCAAAAGTCTAAACAACCTACGTTTGGTTCTGGTAAACCAGATAAGAGTTCTGGTAATGAAGGTGATGTAGCATATAGAAAAATACAAGGTACTGGTACTGTACAATATTTAAAACAAGATGGAGATTGGGTATCTATGTCTTCATCTGGAGAAGCTCCTAAACAAAGACCAATATCTGGAGGTGGTACTACTAGGGCAATTATATCTGGAGGAAGTGGAGTAACAGACCATAGTTCTCTATCTGGATTAGGTTCAGATGACCATACTCAATATGTACTTGTAGATGGAACTAGAGCAATTACTGGAGACTTAAGTCTTGGAGGAGGAGATGGTGCTTTAACATTTACTGCTGATAATAGTTCCATAAAAATACCAGATAATAAATCAGCTAGTCTTATTATAGAAGAAGCTGATACTGCATACTTAACATTTATAACTACTAATAGTGGTGAAAAAATAACACTTGGTAAGAAACTAGAAGCTGGTTCAGTAGAAATAGAAGGTAGTGCATTTGATATTGACGGAGGAACAGTTGATGGTATAACATCTTTAACTGTTGCCAATAATGTAGATATAGGCAATTTTAAACTTACTTCAAAAGCATTAGAATCTTCTGATTTAACTGACACTAGAATTACATTCGCAGGTTTAAACGGATTATTAACAGACAGTGCTAATTTAACATTTGTTACTGATACATTAACATCAACAAAGATAGCAGCCTATACACTAACAGGAAAGTTAACTGCTGGTTCTAGTGAGATAGAAGGTTCTGCTTTTGATATAGATGGTGGAGATATATCAGCGGTTACTATATCCGGTGGATTAACTTGGAATTATGCACAAGATTTAAATAATCAAGCATTGACTAATGTTAATATAGATAGTGGAGCAATAGATGGTACTGTTATAGGCGCAAATAGTCAAGCTGCGGGTGACTTTACTGCAATAGGATCTGTTTCGGCTGGTACTATAGTTGGAACTACAATAGATGCTACTACTGACTTTACAATAGGTACTACTGTTATTACAGATGACCAAATTCAAATGAGTCCTACGAATGGCACATTTACTATATCAAGTACAAACTCAGGTTCAAGCACTATTGCTACAATAGATACTACTGGTTCTAATGGAGCACATTTATTATTAGATACTCAAGGAGACTTAATTGTATCCCCTAATACTCAATTAATTAAATTCCACGATGGTAGTAATTATGTATTTGAATTTGATACTGCTAATGTAAAATTTAAAATGGCTGACGATGCTGATACTGGAGATTATTTTGAAATATCTACAGCGCAACATGGGGCAACTACTATTACTACAATAGACGATGATGCAACTGCAGCTGATTTAACTTTTGATATAGATGGAAATATTAATTTTAAACAAACATCTGGAACTACAAGGTATACATTTAATATTGATTCTACTCCAGAATTAGACGTTACAGGAGACTTTACAATAGATGGAAGTGGCGTTATTAATATAGATGGAGATACTGGTGTTGTTTTAAAAGAGAGCGGAGTAGAAGTTATAAAAGTAGATACAGATAGAAAAATTCTTTTTAATTCATATGCTCAATCTTTATATCAACAATATGGATTTCATAATAAAATAGATAAATATCATCAAACAAGTGGAAGAGGAGATATGCAACAAAATTATTCAATATTGTCAATTCATGGCGAATCTACTTCATTTAATACAAGTTATGGGAGTTAATTATGGGTGGTTATTTATCAACTCCTATTTCAATTAAAAAATATATAAAGATTCCCCCAAGAAAATTAATATCTGGATTTTTGCATATTAACGTTGTTAATCATAGTGACAATGATGACGCTTCTGAAACTGGTAAATTTGTTGATGCTTATGAATATTATAGAGGCAAAATAGCCGATGGAACTATTTCAGGTTCTTCAAACGCAGACCAATACAGCGCTGACCCTTGGCGGGCTCAAACAATATCAAACTTTGCAGATGTTTCTAGGTCTAATAAATTTTTAAATTTTGGAGATTATGATTGTTTATTATTTTGGGTAGCTGGAGGAATGACATTACAAGAACCTTTATTTACTGGTTCAGCTAAATCTACATCTTTTTTAAGTAATGGTGGATATGCAGATACAACAAGTGGTAAATGGTTTGAAGGGATAAATGATTATTGTCAAAACTTTATTAAATATGATTTAGTATCAAGAATTAATAATGGATATGGTCATGCGGTTTTAAATGATAGTGAAGCTTATAAAGGAACATTGGCAATTACTAAAAATGAATTTACATCAGATGAGTTAGGAATAAGTGGTCACGATTCTACAGCTACTCCAAGTATGGGAGCATCTGCTTCATATGTTCAAGCTGAAATGGATAAAAGTTGTAGTGAGATTGGAGGGCATTTTAAAAAACATATTGTAAGTACAGGTTCTTATTCTAATAGTGGAGATGGTGTTATTAATTTATCTAATGGAAATGAGAATACTTTTTTCCCACCTGTGCAAAGTGTTGAGGTTTATGGTACTCATAGATTAAATATTGTATCTCAAACAGGAACTACTGCTTCTGGTTCTACTGAGTTATTTAGTATTTATACTGCAGGTGGATTTCATCATACTGATTTTTGGAATTTAATTATTGATATAAAAATGAGAGGATACGATGATGGATATAGTGGTGGAGGAACATCTCAAGCAGATAAAGAATGGTTTAAAAGTAGAACTAATGTATCTTTTCAACCTTTTGGAGAAACTGCTAATTTTTCAATATCAGATACAGAACATACATCATAATGCTATTGGATAAAATAAATATGTTAATTAAATTAAAGAGTAAAAGTATATAATCAATATGGCTACATCATCTCAAATAAAATCAGCAATAGTATCTCGAGGTCAATCTCAAAGACAATTAACTGGACAACTTGCTGGAGTTACTGAACAATTATTAAAAGCGCAAGAGTCTTCTAATCTTGCTAAAATAAAAGAACAAGAGATAGGTAAAATGTTTGGAACTTTATCTTCTGGATTAGAATTAAGTTCTACAATAGTTGAAAAAGTTAAACAAGATGTTAAATTAAAAAAGGACATAGAGTCCTTTGAACAATCTCTTCCATTGGAAGCTAGACAACAATATAGAGTTGAAGAATCAGATATTTCTTTAATGGATGTATTTAAACAAAAAAATACTTTAACTGAATTTTTATCTCAAGAAGATAAATACTTTTTAGGTAAAAGAGAACTAGGAAGTAAATATGATGTAGCTGCTAGAGGTCAAGAAATAAAGTCTAAATCTTTAGTTAAAAATTTATTAGAATCTACGGATGGTTTTTCAATGATGGATACTAGACCTAAGTTTGATGCTAAATTAAAAGAACCTAAATTAAATATTGATATGGGTAAATTATTACAAAGTAAAAAATCAATTTTAGTTGATGAAGGTAGAACCATAAAAGCTGCTGGTGATAACCCAGAAGGTGTATCTTTAGGAGATTATTTTGACCAATTTCAAGGGGAAAGTAGTTAATGTTATTACAAGCAATAGGACTAGCTTTAACAGCAGGTCAAGAAATAGGACAAACAAGTAGAAGTAGAAAACAAGGTCGTATTCAAGCTGGATTTATGCAAAATGCATTAAAAGATTTAGGATTAGCTGAAAAATCATTACAAGAATCATTAGGTGGAAGTCTAGCTTTACCTACATTAGAATCAGAAAGAGCATTAGAATCTGTATCTGAATCTGGTCAAAAAACAATACAACAAGTTGGAGAAAAACAAGACCAAATTAGTCAATCAACTGGATTTGCCAATATGTCAATGGATGATGATATGATAAAAGATGTAAGAAAAGAATTTAAAAGAAAAAGAGAAGATATAGATATTTCACTTACTAAAAGTTTAAGTGATGTATTATCTCAATTTGAACAACAAAAGTTTGAAATGAAATCTCAACGTCAACAATTAGAAATGCAAAAAAGAATGGCTCAACAACAGGCAGGAACTAAATACTTTGGTATTTTTGGATAATTATGTCACAAACATTACAAGCATTAAATTCAATACTTAAATATAAAAACGAAAGAGAACGTCAAAAAATTGATAAATCTTTAGCTATGTTAGATATGGGTAGAAAAATACAACAACAAGAAGTTGATAGAAAATACAATGAAGAATTAATGCAAATAAGAAAACAAGAATCTTTAAGAGCTGGTAGAAAAGAAAGTAGAGATATAAAAAAATATAAATCAGATTTAAAAAAATCACAATTAGCAATCAAAAAAGCAGAGAAAGAATTACAAATATTAGATGACCCGACATATCAAGAAACAAGAAAAGAACAAGATATTGCTTTAAGTGATTTGCAACTTGAAGAAGCAAGAATTAATTTGCAAAATACAAAAGCTAAAAGAAAAGCAGATGCATTTGACCAATATAAAGCTACTGAAGAAAATAACTATTATCAACAAAGTGAAAGTATTTTAAATGCGATGCAATCATCTGGAATACTTCCTCCTGTTTTATTTTCTAAGGTTTCTGCTTTAGTAGCTAATGAAGATTTTACTATACAAAAAGCAAGAGATGATATTCTTGATTCTGTTAAAGATGAACAAGAAGATTATTTAGATGCACTTATAGGTAAAGGTAGTAAGTACGGAGATGCTATTTTAACTGGAATATATTCTTCTGAATTTAATAGAAGTAGAGCAACTGGTATTCGTAATAATAGTTATTTAATGGAATCGTTAGATAATTTAGCTGGTAGTATTGCTAATGATGTTAATTTACAAAAACTTGCTTCTAATATAGGAATAGAACAACAACCATTATTAGAAACTCTTTATTCTATAGATAGAGTTCAAAAAAATAGACAAGATGTTCTTAGAGCGATTAATGATGGTTCAACACAACAAGTGTTAAATAGACTAGCTGAAACTGATGTAAATAGACAAATTAAAAAATTAGGTCAAAGAGCTGCTAAACAACAAGATTTATTATTTAATCCTCAACAACAAATTTCTCCAGAAGAAAGAGATTATTTATTACAAGAAATTAATCCTTCTACTGGGAAACCTTTTACTTTAGAAGAATTAAAATAATATGCCTACACCAGAAGCTTTACAAGCTGCTATAAAACTTAGAAAAAAAAATCAACAAAATAATTTATATTCTAATATAAATCAATACAATATAGACGAACCAGATGAAGTTGTAGATAGATTTGCAAATTCTTTATTAACTCAACAAGGATTACCAGAACCAGAAGATGATAGAAATCTTGGTTTATTAAAAAGCGCAGGAGAGACTCTTTATAAATCAGCAGTTGCTGGTGGTTATGAATTTGTAGAATCATATGGATTTAATCTACCTGGCCTTGCAGAATCTGGTTTAAAAAGGTTTGCAGATGTTGATTTAGGAATACAAGAAACAGCAAGGGAATTTCAAGAAGAAAGTTCATTAGCTGCTATTGCTGGTGGTATAGGAACTGGAGCAGGTTACTTAACAGGATTACCAGTTAGGGGTTCTTTATTTGTTGCTAGGGGATTAGGTAGAGTTACTGGAATAACTGAAAAAGCTATAAGACGATTTGGAGGTCAAACACTAAAAACTGCAACCAAATCAGCTAGTAAGGTAGCAAAACAATCTGGTCTTGATAAGAAAATAGTAAATGACTTTTCAAGCAAATTAGCAACAGAGGCTACTCAATTAAGTGCTAGAAGTCAAAAAGCATCTACTACATTCGCTGATTCATTTAGTAGCAATATAGGTAAGTATATTGGTAGAGAAATGAAACTTGGTAGAATGACCGCTGACCAAGCTAAAGTTATAAGAAATATGCAGAAAGCAGTATTAGAAAAAGGTGTTCCTGTACAAAACTTGCAACAACTAGCTACTTTAAAGTATGGTAATACGTTTATGGGTAGAGTTCTTCCAGAGTTATTAAATGATGCTTTTGTATTCTCAATTGCAGATTTGACTTTAGATTTAACACAACAAGGTCAAAATATATTTAGAGATGAAACTAAAGACTTTGGAGATATAGATTATGGAGAAGCTTTAAAATCTGCTGGTTATGGTTTTATTGGTGGTTCTGTTATAAACTTAGGAAGCGCTCCATTCAAAGGTCTTTCTAAAATGAATAAATCTAGAAATGATTTTATTGCTGGAGTAAGAGGTTATTTAGGAAAAAACACATACAAAGATAAAGATTTAGGATACCTTAGTAAACAATTAGCTCATATGGCTGATGTAAATAAAATGAATGGTAAATCTAGTATTTTAAAAACTAAAGATTCTAATATAAATTTTTATAAAATAAGTTTAGGCAATAGAGACCTTGCTCATAAAGGAATAGAAAGAGAATTAGTAAGAGAGTTTGGAGACGATGCTAAAAACCAAGCAATAAAGTATTTAATGTCTCAAAGAAGAATGTATTCTAAAGAAATAATACAAGAATCAAAAAAAGAAGCTTGGGAAAATTATAAATCTATATGGGGTAGAATGGCATGGTCTGGTACATTAATGGGTGGCGTATCTTGGTTTGAATCTAATATGAGAGGATATGAAGTTGAAGCAGAAGATTTAATATCTAGTTTTATTATAGGTTCGTTTATGCAAAGAAGAGGAAACTTTGCAAAAAGTGATATGGGACCTAGAATACAACGATTAAGAGATTCCTTACAAGCTTTAGACATACCAATTCAAAACACTTCTTTTGCTTCTAGTTTAGATGATGGAGGTGAAAGATTTGGAGTTGGATTATCCAGAGATAATTCTGAGTTAACTGCTTACTTAAAAGAACAAAGAATAGTTAGTGATACAGATGAAACTATTACAGAAGAAAGACTAAGAACAGATTTAGGTGAAGAATCGTTTTTAGATTATGATGTATTTCCAGGCCAAAGCGTTGACCCTACTAATGGAAAGTTTGAAACAATTCACAGCGTATTAAGAGCAGATTTTAAACACGTTAAAAGTCAAGACCAATTTTCAAAAGAACAAGTAGACGAAATATTTAAAATATTTAAAAGTCAAGGATTGGATACTATTGACGATTTTAGAAAAGCAACTGATGAAAAAGTTGATGTTGCTACAACTGGTTTAGAAAAATCAATTGTTTCAGTTCTTGAAGACATTAATGGAGCTGGGTTAACAGACTTAAATATAGTATCTAATAGAAGAGGAATTATAACTCCTAAAGATTTTGCAGCTTCTAATGATTTATTAAAAAGAGCAAGAGATGGTGAGTTCAAAGAATGGTTAGGTGGAAAAGAAGGACAAGAAGCTGAAACAGAAATAACTGATATGCTTGGTAGTCTTGAGATGATAGCTGAAGTATCAACAAGTTTAAATAATGCAACAACAAATAAACAATCTAAAAACACTATAGTATCTGTTGAAAGTTTAAAATCTGTTTATAATATAGTAAGAGATTCTGAAAGAATAATTGACAATGGTATTCAAAACTTTGATGGTAGAAGAGAATTTAAATTTACTGAAATAGAATCTTATATAATGCCTATTATAAGAAATAAAAGTAACAAGATTACTAATTCTGTTATGGATGTATTTTCTCCAGATAGAGTTGATGATAAACTAAGTAGTTTACTTGAAGATGTTGGAATACTGCAAGATGGTAAAATAATAGATAATTATAGTGAGATAAATTCTAAATCTGGAAGAAGTTCAGAACTAGAAAAAATACATGGCATTATTAAAACAATAGGTAAGTACGACTTAACAGATGAAATAGCTAATAGGAATGTAGAAGACGATAGAATTGATGATTTAAAGAACTATTTAAATACTCTTGGATTATCAATAGACACAATAAACAAACCAAATTTAAAGTTTATTTATCATGGAATATTGAATGATATAAACAGGACAAGACTAAACAATTCTGTTACTAATGTTGCTGATGTTAATTTCATTATAAAGTTTTCTGGTAATAAAATATTTAGCAGGCCAGGAGTCATATCAGATAAAGGAATAAGAGGTTTTTCATTTGTAAAAGTAGACATACCATCTGACTCGCAGTTAGAAAAACTATATAATAATAAAATTAGAAGATTAAAAGAAGACACAGAAGGGTTGGTAAAAGTTGTTGATAGTCCTATAATAATAAAAAATCCTACAACAATTTCAGAATTAGAAAAAACATTAATCTCTATATATGGTGGAGTAGATAGAACTAAAGAAAATATAAAATTAAAAAAATTGTTTGATGTTATGTCAAATAGCAATTTAGATGCTGTTAAAGATAGAATGAAAAATTATATATCTAAATTTGGAGACGAAGCTCAGATTGATATTTTAAGTATGTTAAAAACTCAAGGTATTATAAAAAGAGTTAATAAAGACCTTGAGTTAGTAAATGATAATATTCTTTTAGATAACTTTGAAGAAATAGATAAGTTTATTGTTAGGCAATCTTCAGATGATACAATTATAGAAAATGAAATTAAAAAAAGAAGAGAGATTGATAGGTTATATATTGGAGATGCTAGTGATGTTGTAAAAAATCCATCAATAAATGTTAATGATTTTCACGATAAATATAATTTTAAACATAGAGATGTAGACCCAGATGGAGGATTTGAGTTTAGAGATTTTTCTAGAGAAGATATATCTAAGAAAAGAACAAACTTTGATGATATATATGAAAGAACAAAAGATAAAAAATCTAAAGTAACCGATGATACTATAAATAGATTTTATGAAAGAGTAGCAATAGGTTCAAAAGAATTTTCTAAATTTAATAAAGAAGAAAAAAATAAATTAGTTGAAGATGTTACTCAAATACTTTTTGGTGAAAAAGATAAAGATTTTGTAAAAAAGTTAAAAATAGAAAATGGAAAAGTTTTATTTGATGACAAACAAGAAGTAATACAACAAAATCCTGTAAATAAATATTTTAAAAATTTAGGAATTAATTATTCATTTTTTGATAATAATGTTTTAGTAAGAGAATCTGGTTATAAATCAGATGTTCCAACAGAAAGACTTTATAATATACTTCAAACTGAAAGTGTTCCAGATGACTTAATATCTAAAGTATCAGAAATAAGAAAACAAGTTGCTCAAGACTTAGCTCAACATACAATAACCAAAGAAGATGGATTTGGTGAAAAGTTTGATAGAAATGATAGGTCCGATGGTGATTCAATAGCAGATAGAGATATTGTGCAAACATCAGAAGTTGGAATTAAAAAATTAGATATATACGATGGTATGGATAGTATTGTAATAAAAACTACAGATGTTAAAAAGATTGTAGAAGACTTCACAAGATTTTATAATGAGTACACAACTAAAAAAGATAGCGATGGTAATGACTTACTAAATCCTTCAACTAAAAAAGCATTAGATACTATTAAGAAAAGTTTTGATGAAACAATTGAAGAAAATTTATATGATGATTTTAAAGTAGAATTAGCAACACGATATTTAATTTTAGAAACTGGTTTTAAAAGTAAAGAAAACAAACTTCTTTATGAAATCATGAACTCTTCAGATTCTGAATTTGTAGATAAATACACAAAACGTATAAAATTATATTCAACTAAAAGTTTTGTTAGACCTACTGAAAATTATATACAAGAATTATTGATTGCTAGAAAACCTTTAGGTAAAAACAAAGCATCTGAATTGTTAAAGAAAAGATTGGATAAGAAAGGTTATAGAATTGCAATATGGGATGATGATACTGAATCAATGTCTAGGATTATAAAAGAAACAGTAGAAGAGTTTAAAGGTGAATATCCAGAATTAGAAAATTATAATTTAGAAAATATTATAGGTGGAGCTCATTCTAGAGTTTCTGCATTTGATAGTATTGCTTACATATCAAAAGAAAGAATGATGGAGTATCATACATTAATGGGTCATAGTCCAAACTCTACAAACCCCATAAAGCCTGTTATTTCGTCTCAGGGCGAAGAAAAAACATTATTATATGGTAAGACCTTGCTTGTTCATTCTCCTCAATTAGAAGGGTTTTTTAACTTAAATAAGGATGTTGATATTTTACTTACTAAATCTGGTGCAAAAGCATACGATGGTGGAGACGATACAATAATGACAGGATTGAGATGGGATGAGTTGTCTTCTTTTCAGATTAAAGAAAATAAAAATAAAATTATAAGAAAAATAGATATAGATGGGATAGGGTTTAGACCAGAAAAAGATGCTAATTTACTATCTGCTAGTGAAGGTGTTGGTGATTATAACTATATGGATATAGGTGAACACGCTAGAGCATTTGAAGAAATTAGACCAGAGTTAGAAGAAAATCTTGATTATATGATGGATATTATTGGCGACCCGTATAAGTTAAATTCTTTTATGCAACAAAAGATGAGAGAAAATAATATTCCAGAAGATTCAAATGAAGGTTCATTGCAACACTTAAGTACATTAATGTATTATTTAAAATTAAACGATTCAACAGCTGACCCAATGGATTACAGTATGAATCAAGTTCAGAAGTATTTAGCTAAAGAATATATTGATAATCTTTTTACTACTAGAAGGTCAATTACAAATAGAATAAAAGGCGAGATAGATGAAGATTCTTTTAGGTATGGTGGACAAGCTCCTATAATACAATCTGCAATTGGTCACTTAGGTAATGGAAGAAAAACAAGATTATTGCCTACTTTATTTGATAAGAATAATAAAAAAATATTAACTGGTCAAATTATGTTACCTCATGAAGAAAGGGGTACTAGAATATCTGTTCTTTCAAAAGAAGGAAAAGATATAAGAATACTTCAAAATACAAAAACTTTTACTATTGATGATTTTATAAAAGATATTGAAGGTAAAATACCTAAAAGTGATGAAAAATATTTTACTAAAGATTTACTTACTGAAAATTCTACTATAGAAAGTATTCATCAATTTTTAGAAGCTACATCTGAAATAACAAATACAAGATATGAATTGGGTATAATATCTAGAAGAAACCCAAGAACAAGACCAGATGATATAACTTTATTAGGACTAAAAGGATTTTTACCTGAAGATTCTGGATTGGCTGTTGAAGTTAATAGTTGGGATATTGTAAATACATATGAGGGCGATTACGATGCTGATAAAGTAGATTACTTTTTTGCTCATAGTGACTTTATGTTTGACTATATCAAAAGAAATCAAGCATTTCATGTTCAAGGTATAGACCCTGAAAATGCTCAATCTCCTTCAAACTTTACATTTCAACTTGATGCTAAGTCATCTAATAGAACGATGTTAAAAAAGATAGGTACTAGCATTGGATATAAAAGAGGTATAGGTATTGTTCAGAAAACTCCTAGAAAAATAAACTATCTTCAAAATCTTGCAAACGATAATTATTTATTTGATTCTGTAGAAAGAGAAAAATGGGATTTAAATGTAAAAGAAAATAAAGAAACAAATAATTTTGATGGACCGGGAAAATTGTATAAATCTGGAGATGATGAGTTTGTTACTGTAGATACAAGAACGTTAGCATATTATCAAAGAAGTGCTTATGAAACACAGTATATATTAGATGGAGCTAATTCATTAAATCGTAATATATCTTCTAATATATATGAATGGTCGGATGATTTTTTATTTCCAGATAACAGAAGTTCTATATCTCCACTAGAAGCAAGGGCAAGCGATTTAAAAGATATATTAGCTAATGGTCAAAATTCTGATGGTAAACGAGTAAGAATATTTCAAAAGTTCAAACTAGACAAAGAAAGTAATAAGTTTAAAGCAACTGAAGATTTAAATGAAGCAGATAAACTTGTATTAAGAGAGTTTTTAAGTCAACAAAATAAATTATTAAATGCTTTTGGAGACAAGTCTTATTCAGGTGGTAATCCTAGAAAAACAACATTCTATGACTTGCAAATAGGTGCTAAAAACTTTAGAGAGTTTCATAAGAACATATATGATTCTTTAGCAAAGCAATTAAAATTTAAAAGAAAAGTTTTGAAAAAAGATGACCAGAAATATTTAGATGCATTGTTGGATAAAGAACAAGGAAGATTTAAGTCTATTGATAAAAAAACAAGAGATATATATGATGGTAATGGTGGTGGATATTTAGATAGAATAGCTGTTCAAATAGCTAAAAAAGATTTGTTTGAAGAAAGAAAACAATACACATTAGATACGAGTGTTTATCTTCAAATTGAAAATTGGTTTGATTCTTTAATATCATCTCCTTCTAATTACAAAGATTCAAAAGAACAAAGTGAAGATAGGTATCCAGATTATGAAAAAGTAAATACAGAACAAAGACGTGATTTAGATAAGTTTACTAAAGATGTTGTTGCTGATACTAGGAGTTTTAATAAAAGTATATCTTCTATAAAAAGATTATCAAATAAAAAAGAAATAATAAGAAAATCTAGTTATGGATGGAAATGGAAAAAAGATAAAATTAACAAACTAGATTATGTAATAAATAAATTAAAAGAAAAATTTCAAGAAGATTATAAAAAAGATATATCTAAAATAAATCCTTCAGATTTAAAGTATAAAGAATATATTTCTGTTGATGATAGTAATTTAAAAAGGTCTCTTGTTCATGCAAATACACTAAGTGCTTTACTTAAAAGCAGTCCAAGAGGATACCAATACGACAATTGGACAGAATCCTTAACTAAAGAACAAAAGTCTGATTTAGATGCTATAAAAAGTTTTAACAAACAAACATTAGGTTCTAATACATTACTTGATGAACTTTTACCATTTGGTCAAAAAAGGTCTATATTAACAAATTCTAAAATGATTGATTATGTAGCAATGCATTCTAGTGGAATATCTAATGTATTTGAATTAAGACAAAAATATTTATTAGAAAAAATAGAACAACATGGATTAAAGTTTATGTTTGCCTATATGGAACCTATAAGAAACAGAGATGCTATAGGCGTTTTTAATAATAGACCAATATCTATACCATATAAAGAATCAAAAAGATATTCTCATGGTATTCAAGTATTAGCTGGAATAGCAAGTGGTAAAAAAACTATTGGTATGGAGTTTTCTGAACAACGAAATTTAAGAGAAGCAGTTGAAGTATCATTAGACCAAATAATTAAAGGTAATGATTATTATAGAAAGTTTTTTAATAAAGATGTATCAATAAGGTCAGAAAAAGATATGATGTTAGATAAAGTTGGAATAATGCCTTTTGATAAAGATATGCAAAGAAGAATAAAAAATAACAATCAATTTAATTGGTTATCTGAATCGTTACCAACAAATGATTTTTCTACAATAAATAAATCTGTTATAGGTATGTATAGAGACTATGTGGAACTAATGCCAAATAAAAAAGAACAAGATTACATTAATTTTTTAACTAAATTAAATGATATAGAAGAGTATATGTATAAAAGAGACTATGTTAATCCTATAAAATATATAGAAAAAAGATTGTCTTTAGATGAAGACTTTGAAAAATTATCAAAGAAAAAAATATATGATGTTGAAGGGGACGATGGAGAACCAGAAAGTTTAAAAAATAATAAATTATATAAATTTAATAAATATATTAAGTTTGAACCTACGTTAGTTAAAAAACCTAAAAGATTATTAAATATGCTTAAAAGTTTTAATGAAGTAGAAACTTCTTTAGTTAATGGTGTAAGACAAATGCCATTTAAAGATTCTGGTAAAGAAAAAATATTTAAAATGAGGGAGGCTCAAGATTGCCTGTAGATTGTGGACAAGTGAAAAATAAAAAAGCAGTAAAACTTCTTGATGGTATAGAAAAATGGGCTAATAAAAATTCTGTTGCTAAGAATATACAAACTCCATATGATTCTGCTATATCTATGTTTGAGTCTAGGTTTCAATTGCCAATAGAAACTGCTGTATTAATAGGTGAAAAGCAAGGTAGTCCTTTTCTTACTTCTGGTAGTATCAATGCATTTTTAAAAGATTTAGATTCATACGCAAATAGAGTAAGCAATGATAAAATCAGTCCATTTAAAGCATTTGAAGGTTTTATGACTGGAACAATGTTAGGTAAAGCAGACCCTGTTTTGTTTGAAACATTAAAAGATGTAAGAAGAATTGTTGAGAGTGATAGTAGAAGGTCTCTTGAATTAGAAAAAAAGTTTACAGATGTTTTAGAGTTTATAAAATCATCTAGTGAATTACCCATTGGTAAAAAACTTTCTGATAGAGATGTAAATAAAGCATTAGACAGATATAGAAAAATAGAATTGGAATATGTTAAGGCATTAGATAGTGGTGATAAAGAAGAGATAGCAAAAAGAAAACAAGATTTAAGAAACTTTGAAAGTAAAGGCACTATGAAAAGTTTTACAGATTTTATAAAACTTGTTGAAGATGTAACTCCTTCAGCTATTAAAGCAAAATATCAAGATGAAGTTGAATTAGCAAAAACAAATAAAGATGCAAGTCAAAGAGTAAAGCAATATGATGATGGTACGAAACTTGTAAGATTAAACAGAGATGAGTATTTTAAATATTTTAATCAAGTTGGAGTTTCTGATAACTTTGTACCAGCTTTAAAAGCATACAATGATTTGATGACAGATTCTTACAAAGATTTAAGGAATGGAATAACAGAAGTTATAAATGCTACAATAGAAAGAATTAGAGGCAGACAAGATTTTAGAGGAACTGAAGAATCATTAGTTAATATAAGAGAAAAATTACTGTCTGAATTGATGCCTAAATACAAAGAGGATGGTTATTTTCCACATTATGTAAGAGACTTAAATAATACTATGATGGATGGATTAATGGGGCATATTGAGGATATGTATGTTAGTGGTCTTGATTTAGTTAAAGAAAAAAAATCAATAGATGATGTTATTGAGGGTATGAACTTTTGGGTAACAAATCATGCTAAAGCAAGAACACAAAATACCGATTACGAATACAGTAAAAACTTTATAGATGTTGTAAATAGTTATATCCACAATATAAATAAATTTAATACAACAACATTTTTAAATAGTAGCTTTTTAAAAGCAGTAAACAATGCTAAGCAAACATACAATTCTGAATCTGATTATTCTGGTAAAGTTGTAGATATAATAGAAAGTATATATGGAACATTCAATGGAACATCAAAACAAGAAGGTTCTGCTGAATTAATTAGAAGAACTCTTTTGTCTTATCAGTTTACAAATAAATTAGGATTTAGTTTACGTTCCGCAGCTAGAAACTCTACTCAGTACCTTATGAATTATGGTACTATTGGTAGACAAGCAATGAGAGAATCAAAAGCATATATGGCAAGAGTTGGTATAGATATAAATGAAAGCGAGATATTAAAAAATGCTAATTTATTAATGGATACATCTGAAGCTGCTTTAGAATCTGGTGTAAAAGTAGATAAACCACTTACTAAAATAAGAAAAATAGACCCAGAAACAGGGAAAATAATTTACATCGGTGATGAAAACTTTGTATATAAAGGTTTAAAAATATTTGCTAGAGGTTCAAGTTATTTAGCTCAAAAGAGTAGTGGTTTTCATAGATATGCTGAAAATAAAAATAGAAAAGCAACATTTAAAATAGCTTTTGGTTCTATACACAAAGAACTAAGTCAGAATAGTATTTTTTTAAAAGACTTAGAACAAAAAATACAAAGTGGTGAAATAAAAAGAACACAAGAAAGTGAAATAGATAGATTAGCAACTAACTATGCTAAGAATATGGTTATATTAAATCACTTTGACTATAATGCTTATGCTAAAGCAAGAAACTTAAGAGAAGGTATAGGACAATTTGTCTTTCAGTTTCAACATTATGGTATGGAATTTATGGAAAGAAACTATGCTATATATAAAGAAGCTAAAGGTGACTTACAAGCTTTGGGCGATGATAATTTTTTTAATTGGGTAAAAGATGCTAATGGTGTTTATAAAGCAATGAATATGACTACAGCTTATGTATTAGCTCCAGCAGTTGTTGGTGCAATATTTGGAGTTAATCAAACATTAATAGAGCATGTAGGTCTTGAATTTGCAAAAGACATAGCATTATTATTTACAACAGACTTAGATGATGAAAAAGAAATACAAAAATTAAATAATAATTTTTATGGAAAAGGCATTATTGGTTCTAAACTCGGTCCCACATTTGGTACATTAATGGATATAGGTATTCAATCAGAACTAATAAATGCTGATAATGAATATTTAGATAACTTACTTATTAATACTGGTGATTTTACAAGTGACGACAACACAGACAAATTTGTTAGAGATGTAAAACTACTCAATCAATTTGCTGGAAGAGCAGTTGATAGGTTTATACCAATGATTGCAAGAGGAGGAGTTTACGGACTTAAAACATCAATTGCACAAGAACTTACTTTGTTTCCAAAAAAGAAAAGTGATTATACTTTTATGCAAGATTCTTTTGTTCCATTTGTAGAAGATAAATTTCCAAGTTATTACTTTGATAGATTAGAAAAGAAAACTAAAAGAAAAAAATATCAAGGTTTACCAATGGACGTACAAAATTCTTTAAGAGAATTAGAACGAAGAGGTAAGTAAAAACTTACCCCCTCGTTTTCTAGTCAGCATAAGGAGATTATGCTGTAAATCTTTCTTTTTTACTCATTTTAATTAACGTTTCTAATTGTTCAGTTGCTTCTCTAAATTTTTCTAACAATTCAATAATAAAATCTGAATCATTTTTTTTTACTGCTAATTTTATAGTGTCTTTTAAACTACTACAAGTTTTAATCCATACGTCTATACTATCTTTACATTCCATTTTCTTTCTCCTTTTCCATGTATATTCCATACATTGTTATTAATATACTATCTGCGTTCCATAAAGTAACTTTTTGTTCAACGTTAATATAATTAGAAGCTATTTCTTTAAGTTTATTTTTTCTGTCTTTTTTTTCTTTTGGAAGTTTAATACCTAATTTTGTTTCCCACCATCTCATCCATTTTTGTGGTGACACTTCTATTGTTTGAATTTGTTGAGCGTTTAGTATTCCCAACCAAACTCCATAATTTACTCCAAACTTAAACAAAGAACTTCTACCATCATGAGGCATTGCATGGACTTTTTCTATGTAAGCTGTTACTTCTTTAAACTCACCTCTATTATATGCTGACTTTGCCATAGTACATATAATTGACCTTCCAGATATTAGTTTATTGCATTTGTATGCAGTTATTCCATTTTTCTTTCTTTTCTTATCATTTGTTGTTGTAAAACTAATAGCTCCATTAGCGCCAGGGTCTATTCCTATTACTGTTTTATTCATTGTGCATCTCTCCTATATGAATAGTTATGTGAACTTTTTACATATTTCTTTTTGTAAGGTTTTTTATATATTTCATACTTATCGCTAAGTATCTCTCCATCAAACTTATTTGATATTAATATAAGTAGTTCTGATTCTGAATCTACCATATTAGTATTTTTATAATGTTTACATCCTTTATCAAAAACACTTACAGGAATCTCTTTAGGGGATGTTCCTTCAACATCTCTAAACCAATAACATTTTTCTCCGATGCCATAGTAGCATCCCCTACAAGATTTACGCAACTGTGTCTCGTTCCGCCTCTTTATGGTCATTGTAAAATTTGCACTTGTTACCATTGAATCCCATTGGGTAGGTTCCAATAGTACCATATCTGCTTTTAGCTACAATGACTTCACTTTTGTATCTGTTGTATTTATCACTATCAAAGTTGTATCCATAGAAAACGAACATTGCTGACTCTGCTGTTTGTTCTATTACACCAGATTCTGCATAGTCACTCATTCTAGGTCTAGGGTCGAATCGCTTTTCAATATCACGATTTAGTTGAGATACAAGAATTGCAGAACAATTGTTTTGTTTAACTGCCCATTTGTAATCTTGTACAATCTTCTCAATTTCAAACCTTCTATCTTTGTTTGTCATTCCTACATCAATCAATTGAATGTAATCATCAATAATAACATCGGGTTTACCTTTATTGATTTCACGAATACAATCATCTAATCCTCGTATGTCGTCAAATGCTGTAAGATTTTCATACTTATTCTTAACATATTCAGACACACTAGTAAGAGCTGGTTTCTTATCATCTGTTATTCCAGAACGAATCATTGAGTATGTAATGTCTCTAGATTCCATGACGTACAATTTCTTCATTGTTTCTACATTACTCATCTCACGATTAAATAGCATTACATTGTATCCTTGTTCAATCAAACCTCGCACAATGTTCAACATTAACGTAGTTTTACCATGGCCAGGTCTACCACCCAATACAGTAATTTCTTTACGAGTCATACCACCTGCGAAGTTGTCAAGTTTACCAAGACCAAACTGTATTGTATTAGATTGTTCTTGCAATGCTACGTTAGTTTCTTCAATAATATCAGAAATGTCTCTTGCTTTGGAAGGTTGTATGTTTCTTAGTTCATCAATAAGTTTGCTATGGTTCTCAATAATTCTACCTACCTCATTGTAGTTTTCATAACTAGCATTAAGTAAGTCTTGAGCAGATTTAGCAGTCTCTCTTTGAACATATCTTTCCCATACAATCTTAGCATAGTATTCTACTTTTACTTTACTAGGACTTTTATCCTGTAAATCTAATATGTACAAACTATCTTTCAATCCAAACATATCTTGCATCTTATCAGATAATGTAATTGTATCAATAGGAACTTTATTATTGTACAAGTTTTTCATACATTGAAATATGTTCATACACTTTGTAGAATAAAGTGCTTCGTCTTCTCTTATCCAAGCCATTGCTATTTCCATTTCAATATCTCCACCTTGAAGTATGCTACCAAGCATTGCTTCTTCAGCGTCAACATTAGATGGCATAACTTTTACTTGAACGTCTTTTATATCCTTCATCTATTCTCCTTTAAAATAAACTTGTCTGATTGACAGGTTCATAGTTTAATATTAAATACTCTTTTCTTTTCTTTGCTCTGTGTTCATCTGTAGCACCCATGTATTTCAAATCAATGGTCATTACATTGTAGTTTTTGTATAACTCATACACTTCCTCTCTGTAGTCGTATGAGACCATAAATTTAGCACCTTTAGAATCTAGTTCGTCTACTTTTTCTTTCAATCTTATATGGTCTTCAGCAGTGAAGTTGTGTTGATAGTAATCACCTTTGTCTGTTGCAATAAAATATGGTGGGTCTAAGTACCAAAAATCATTGCTGTTGGGTTTGTATCTATCAACAAGAGCTCCAAAATCTAAGTTCTCAATAGTTGAACCATTGATTTTCATTCTTGAATACTTAAACTCTTCTTCCCAATTCCTTTTCCAATCTTTTCCCATTGACATAGGAGTGTGAATCAATTTGTTGAAACTATGTCGTATGCAATAAAAATATTTTGCAGCTTGGTAAGGGTCTGGAATATCAATAGGTTTCTTTTCTTTTATGTCGGTCCTAAAGTTTTCAAAGAGTTCTCTGGATTTAGGCATCCACTCAAGATGTTTAACAAGCTCATCTAATTCATGTATAATACACATATATAGATTTACTATGTTATTGTCTTTATCGTTAAGAACATTCCATTTAACTTTTGTTTTACGAAAGAACATGGACAATCCTCCAGAGAAAACTTCGAAGTATCTTTCATGATGGGGTATGAGAGGAACAAACTTTCTGCTCAACTCATACTTCCCACCATAATAAGGTATAACTATAGGGCAATCATACCAATCAAGAGATGGCAACGTCAGCCTCTTTAAGTGCTAGTTTCTTTACTTTAGGGTAAAGCCTGCCTTCAAGATTGTGAGTTGAAACCATTTCTCTGTTCATGTGATGTGTAAGAATGTTAGTACCTACATTTAACAAATCCCAAAACGTTTTAGGATTTTCAATAATTAGTTTATTTGTAACCAATGTATTTGCATATTCTGGAAATAACTTTATAAACTCAATTAAGTGTTTTTCTTTGAACTTAGTTTCTGCAAGAATAGGAAACTCATCTTTAAATATGTTTGACGTATTACCAATGGTTTCTTCAATGATTCTATCCAAGTCATTAAGTTCAATGTTTGTCTTAATATGTTTGTTAGTGTATTTAGATGCTACGAATCCTATTATCAATCCATTGGAGCATATTATTCTAAAAGCACCACCAAGTATGTTAAGACCAAGACTTCCATCATAACTATTAACTATATTTATTTCTGGAATTAACTCATCATCTTTAGACATTCTCACTTTGTTATTTGGAAATGTCCAATTCATAACAGTCTTTGAACCTTCTTTTAATACATTTACTTTAGATATTTCTCCACCCATCTTTTCAATAAGAGGATTAGCAGTCTTAATTATATCGTCATTTCTTACTAGTTTATAAGAATTGGTCATACAACTAAGAACTTTGTTAGTATCTTCTCTTACTATAAACTTATATCCTGTTGACATCTCTCTAACACTAGTGCCATTTCCTTTATTTTTATTAGTTGATTCCCAATAAGCTGGTACTTCTTTAACTGGAAACTTTGCATTTTGTAACATATCTCTCTCCTTTGTTATGTTAATCTAATAAATCGTCTAAAACTTCATTTAACGTTTCGTTTGTTATGTCTATTTTTTTTTCTATTCTATGCAATCTCCACAAATGACTTAATTGTAAAGACAACATTGCTAGCATAGTAAATTCCCAATATGGAAAATATTCTACACTAAATAACGCTTCCCAATAGTATCTCATTTACTTCTCCTTTATTTAATTAAATTTTCTTTAATCCATTTATTACTAATAGTAATTATCATTCCCATTAATAGTATTGCTAAACACCAAAATACTAATCCTAGTCCTAATACTACTAAATTAATTATCCATTCTGATATGTCAAACATTATCATTTTATTCTCCTTTTATAAAAGCTCCCCAATGCGCCAACATTTATTTTTCACTTATAACCCTCTTTTTATTGTATTATTAAAAAGAGTTTTATTTCGAAATGGGGAGCCTTTAATCTATTATTGGTGGTACAGAACCAAGTCTTCGTCTCTCATTTTCTAGTATTTTATCGTTATTCTTGAATTGATTTTGTATTATTGCTCTTAAATATGCAAATCCTTTATTACTTTGAAATGCTCTTGTTTTATAATATGTCTCAATGCAATGTCTGACTACGTCATCCTTGCAATTTTTGATTCCATATAAAAACTTGTAATAAGACATTCTATCGTCTTGAGGAACATTATCAATAATTAGTTTTGCAATTTTATTTAGTGATTGTATTGTTTTCTTTTCTCTCTCTATCATTAAGTTTCTAATCTTTAAACTTATATTTTGTCCTTTACTTAGAGGAGTGTATCCGCAAGCTGGACATTTTTTCATGTTTAACCTCCTTCTGCATTTCATCGTGAATTTTATTTAATTTACTGTACGCAGGGTTGTCTCTATTATCTCTCATTTGATAATGTGCGTGCAAAAACTCATCTGCAAGTTCTACACCAACTTCTTCTATCAATGCTTCTCTATTATTAGATTCACATAGATAACTTATCCATGACATTTTGCTCATTGTTCTCTCCTTTACAATTATTACATATTTTTTTTTCTTTACCATACGATACAAAGTTTTCATAGTATTGAACTATTCTTCTTTTTCTACCATTAAGTTGAGCTGAACCAACTGTTACTTCCCAACATTTTGAACACTTAATGCAATATTTTATATAAGCATCTGCCTTTCTAGCATCGTATTCACTTTGTTTGTATTTACCAATCTTTTTCATTACTAATCTCATTTTCAATTGAATCTATTATATATTCTATTCTTCTTATTTTAGCGTGTATTTTTACATCTTTTGAAGATAATATATATTTAATACTTTTTAAATTGTGTTCATATATTTCTATAAACGTTCTTAATTCTTGTTCTATTGATGTTACTTGATTCATAATGTTTTTACCTCCGTTGTATTTGCCCACCTATGTCTACCTAAATAAAATTGTTTATCTTCAGATTCATATTCTACACAATGAACTACTGTTGATACTTCTGTATGTTCTACTATTATTGCTGTTTGTTTATTAACTTTAACAAGTTCTCCAACAGGAACATCTTTTATATAAAGTAAACCTTTAGATGGTTTCCAATCTATTTTATTATTAATCGCAGACTTTGCAAGTTTGTGGATTGTTTCTAGTTTTTTCTTCCATTTTGTTATTGGTTTCAATGTTCTTCTCTCCTTCTATTATACTGTTTTTAATCTTTTCAAAATCTTTCCAAAGACTATTAAACATTTTTTCATAATACTCAATACCTAAATTAGCAGATGCTTGTTTAGCCATAACCAATGCCATTATAGTATGAGTTATTTCAGATTGTGTTAGTTTTATTACTGCGCTTGATTCTTTCATTGTCTCTCCTTATCATTTGAGGGTGATGCCGAGAGAGAGACGAGTATATATGGAGAGTATACGGGTTGGATACACACCACCCTCGTCTCAAAATTACTTAGAATAAGTTAGTTATTCCAAACAATATCTCTTGGCATTTTTTTAATTGTTAGAAAGGAACGTCATCTTCAAGTTCTTCTAGACTTATCTTTTCTCCACCTTCCCACAATGTAACTTCTTTTGCTTTTAAGACTGTTCTAGTCTCCTGTTCATGAGGAGGTAGGTCTTTAGTGTCTCTAGTTACATAAGAATGTGTTTCTAATTTAACGTAAACAGGCAATCCTATTACGTCTTCATCTTCTACAAGAACAAGTTTCTTAATACCTCTATCGTTTTCTTCAAGTTCTATTCCTAATGATTCAAGTAACTTAAAGTATCTACTGTTCTTATTAGCAGATTCTGTAGTAGTAAATACAAAGAAACCATTATCGTAGAATTTCTTCTTTGGAAGATGTGTTCCTAGTATGTATTCTTGGTCTCCATCTTTAAGAATAGGTATCTTTCTACCATTAACATCTAGTCTATGTTTATATCCATCCATCTCGTACAAAGGTTGTTCAACCTCAGCAGCTTCGTCAGCTAGAGTATAAGACATATTAACAATGATTGCTTGACCTGCTCTTGTGTTTACTTCTTTGGTCGTCAATTCAGTTATGTGAGCAGGGTATGTACCTTCTTCTACAGGAACAAATGCTACCTGTGCAGATGGGTCAAACTCAGCTTCTATTGCTTTTGCCATTACTTTCTCCTTATTTATTATTAGTTGTTGTGTATTTGTTTACTAGTTTGTCGTATTCTGATTGAAACTTTAACATCTCTTCAGATGCTTCAAGTCCTCTACCTCCACGAAAATAAAGACTAGGTGAAACAAATGTTCCGTTCTTTGTCTTTATAAATCTTTTAGGTGTAGTGGTTTTCTTTGATACAGAATTTGTTTGTTTCAATGCTTTCTCAGCAGACTCAGAAAGAAGTCCTTCTTTTTTTAATCTGTCAAGGTCTGATTGTTTAAGTTTACCCATTTTATCTCTCCTTTATTTGATTTTGTATGTAAACATCCACTCTACTATCTAAATCCTCTGGTTGAGGAAGTGGTTGTTCTTCTATTGTGAAGGTATGAAATGATGGATTTATTGTTAGTCGACTATTGTCTTCTGTTTTAAATACCATCATACTCTTACCATTTAAGAGTTTAGTTCCTTTATAAACTACTCTCCTAAATTCTTTTCCGTCATTAGTTCCAATTGTATAACATTCTTCTTCATTTAAAAGTGAATGAACTTCTCCGTAATTATTTATTTTTCTCATTATCTATCTCTCTTTTTAGTTTGCTTACTGAACCTTTGTAGTTTGCTTTGTTTAGTTCTCCTTTATTAATAAGTATATGTATGTTACTCATCTTTTCTTCACTTATTTCAGATGCAAGAACAAGTATATCATTCTTTTCTTCATCAGACAACTCCATATCTTCTATCTGATTTCTGTAGACATCATCTGCAATATTCATATACATATTAAATGCTTTTTTAATGGCATCTGTATTGGCTGCTTTAACATCGTTACCAATATCAACAAATTCTCCGGTCCCTCTTTTAGTTTGTATTCTATGAGCAGCTACCATATCTCCTGTTCTCCAAATACCTTCATCGTACCATTTTAATCTACCATGCACTACATAAGCTGCACTACCTAACATTTCTGTTGATATAATTTCCCAAGACCAACCTGCAAATTCTTTATCTGCAATATCTCTCATATAAGAATATTCTACATAATCCATTCCAGCCTTTTGTTTAATATAAGGTTTAGGAGTTTTCATAAAAGAAACTTTCTTATGCTTAATTGTTATTGATTTCCTTATTTCATCTGTTGCAGTAAGCATAGACTCATCTACAACAATAGGTGTATTGTTTTTCATTGTTATCCTTGTGTTTATTTTATTGGTGTTGGACAGATGTCACTATATTGACAATATCTACATTCCCAATCTTCAAAAGGGACTCCATAAGATATTCCAGGCTCTAACATATCAGATTGTTCAAAATCTTCTCCATGTTCTTCTAATATTGTATTTACTTCAAGCCAATATTCTTCTGCCTGTAATATGTAACTACTATCCACAATTTGTTCTCGCATCATAGATGTATTTTTATTATACCATAATAGAAAAAGTTTTACTATAGTATCTTTATTATTTTCTTTGATTGCAAGACCATAAGTGCCTAATTGTAACTTATAGTTTTTGTCTGTTGTTGGTACTCTATTGTGTTTACGACCAAACTTAGTTGTCCACTTGTAAGCAGCTACTGTCTTGTAATCATAAATACTAAAAGTGTTACCATAGTGTGTTCCCAAATCAAACGTTCCAACTAAATTTAATCTAGGTATACTTACTTTTTTTTCAATATGAATTTCTTCTTGAGGATTATTGTCTTCATACATAGACATTGCTTTTTCAAAATCTGAATGTACAATAGTACCAAGTCTTAATAATCTTAATGACTTATCATCTAGTTCTTTTGAATCGTATCCAAAAAATCCATACATTTGTTTTCTAAAACAACTACCAGAAGAAGATGCATGAAACTCTTCGTCTTCTCTTTCTGCATTTCTTTTATTGTTTACATGAGCAAGGTAGTCTGTGTATACTTTAATAACATCCATATATCTCTCCTTATATGTACTCTAAATTTAATAATATCAATACTTATAGTCAACAGATAGACGGCTAAATCGGTCACTTCGTGAAGGCCTCGTACTAGATGAAGCGTTCATTAACCGTCATATCTATTCACATACCATTACTTTTGAATATAAGCTGACGTATGATGTGCGCACTTACGCCAGCCTATAGTCTCATGAACCTGTTAAGTTTTTGTTTAACACTTCAGACGAAGTCTTCATCGTGTTGCTCAGATACTACGAGTATCTTTTGTCGCTAAACTGAGAGGCCCAATTTTATACTATCATAGGTTCTATAACATACCAAAACTTATCTCCACAATCTTCTTCATAATAAGAATTTGGAGTTAATAACAATTGACTATTTATTTGCAATTTTATTAAATCATTCTTTGGTATTCTTTCCCAATATCCAACTCTTAACGTTGTTTCATTTTTACTATTTTGAGTTATTGTATGCTTGTTGTAATTGTAAACACCAAGTAACAGTCTAAGTTTATTTAATTGTTCTCTGAAATAAGAGTTATCTTTAGGAACAACTGTATTAACCAAACGTTTAGTAATAGAGCATTTTACTTTATTAAAAGTTTCAATCACTCCATCTTTCTTTAAGTCATTAACTCTACCACTTACTGCATTAATTCTAAATCCTGTAAGTTCTGAAATCTCGTTATTAGATATTCCTTTTCTATGTATATCATAATGTGAACGTATAACGTACATAATTTTATCTTTTTGTGTTTTAAGAATGCCTTCTTCATTAATC